CTTGTAGCGTTGTCTCTGTGCCACCAGTCATAACTTCACGAAGTCCATTAGGCCAGAACACATCGTCTAGGATCTTATTAACTCTAGTGCCGGAATCATCCCCTGCGGCTGCGCCGGGAACTGTGGTTATGTTTGCAAGCTGTAATAAACGAAATCCATCAACGGCGGTTATATCTACATACCCGATCGACTGATCTTTAGGATAGGTGTAGTTGTAGGCCGTTACATAGGCGCTTATGAGGTAGTAATCGTTGCCGCCATAGGTTGCAGATACGCGAACCTTACGCAAAGGAACTAGATTAGGATAATAAGGACTAGATGGATTGGTCGGGTTCCAATCGCCATTAGGATCGTAAAGTCTGAAGGATAGGGTTCCGGCTTGGAACTGATCTTGAAAAAGATTATATCCACCTTGGATGCTTATCGATCCGACTTGATCTGAAATATCGACAATTTGTGGAATGGCATCGCCAAGGTAGCCTTTACCGATCTGACCATTTTTAGGATCATTAAGGATTAATGGGTAGCCAAAGGTAGCACCATTCGAAAAGTCGAAAGTAACATTGACTGTAACGCCGTTGGCTTGATATGACATTAGTTATTAAAGTTGTAGTTCAGTCGGTTAATGTTATTTGGTGATCCATTGGCAGTTGCTTGGTTCAAGCCATTTTGAACATTGGCGATCAGATTGCCAGACTTGTCCACGCTGACAACCACATTGACTGGCGTTGAGCCGTATAAGCCGCCGGATGTGCCTTGGTAATACTGAGCAAATGTTCCAGCGTTAGGATCATTGGATGAGACACCTTGAGAGGATACATATCCTGTGCCATTGATAATATCGGCTGCGGTTACGGCAGCTGAGGTAGTGGTCGAAACCATTGAAGGCGCGCTGATAGTTGCAGACCCAAGTTTTGCTAATTGCGCTTGAAGGTCTTTGATTGAGTTAATGGCTGCTAAAGCACCGGTTGTCCAGTTGCCAAATGGATCAATAACAGTCGATTGCAGAGCGGCTAAATTTGCTGCTAATACTTTTTGAGCCAATTCTCCAGCTGCGGTGGCATTTTGGTCTAACAAAGCCTTTTGCAAGTTAAGACGATCGATCGTTTGTTGATCGCGTGTCTGCATAAGTGCAGCCATGATTTCGATCTGTTGAAGATCGGTTACCCGACCAGCGGCATCTAATACCGCTTTGGCTTTAGCGGCTAAAACCTGAGCATTGGCTTGAGCTGTTATTTGCTTTTGAACGGCTAGGTTCTGATTAGCACTTTTGAGAATATTGGCTTTAGCAATAGCATCCTGGCGAGTTAGGCCAAGTCCTTCTCTGTAAGGCACTAATCCTTTATTGAATTGAACTTCTAGATTGGCTTGATCTTTAGTAAGTTGATTAAGCATCGCACTAGGGCCTTTGACCCATTGAGCAGGATTCAAAACATCTTTAATAGATATTGCTAATTTCGTTGCCCAATAAACAGCCTTTGAAATGTCATCGCCAAGGGTCTTAACCCAATTAAACGAATTAGATCCAGATCCAGCCAAAGCGGTAAAAGCATTAACTAACGATCCACCGATTTCAACCGATGCATCATGCGCGGTATTCTTTAGTCGATCTATAGAACCTTGAAATGTATCGGCAGCGGCTTTAGCATCGCCTTTGAATACCGAATTAAGAATCTTTACATTTTGAGCAAAAGTATTATGTGCTAATTGAGCCTTGGTAAGTCCAGCGCCCAATCTTGATAAAGCTGCATTATTACCACCATAAGCCTTGCTTAAAGCCAAGGTTACGGAAGCGAGGTCTTTACCTGTTCCAGCGGATATATCCAGCGCGGTTTGCAATAAAGATTGAGACTCGGTAGCCGATCGAGTTGCTCTTGCCAAGGTGGCGAAGGCTGGTTCTAATTGATCTTTGGTAATGCCATAAATTTCTGAAAGTTTGGTAATGAACTCTGTGCTTTGAGTAATGGCGTTAGCCAAGCCAAGGTTAGCCAAAGTCATGCCAAATTCGGCGGCTGCCTTTTGATCAGCTGCAAAAGCATCGACTGTGGCCTTGCCAAATGCCAATACTTTATCTACGGCAAATACGCCGACTAAACGCTTTTGTAATTTATTAACTACACCTTCAAAAGCCCCAAGTTCAGTAGTGGCTTTGTTTAATCCTCTAGCATCATAAGCAACGCTTAGTGGAATTAATAATCCTTTAACGGCTGCCATTAGATTGAATTCTCCACTTCCGCGCAAGTCTTATTTACTGCATCGATAATAACGGCCTTAACTTTGCCATCGTCTTTGTTTACGGCTTTGTAAAGAACGCGACCTACTGAGCGTGGCCCAGTTCCTACACGATAAAAGCCACCGACGGCAGCGGCAATAGCAGCGATAAAATGTGCGCCAGCGTTCTTGTTATTAGATTTAGAATTAGGGTTGCCGTTAGAATTTTTACGGCCAGCGGTTTCAATTATTGATCCGGATGCTGAGAAGTTAATCATTGAATATAAAGCCACCCATCCACGCGAATTAAGACGGCGTGGGCTGGTTGAGTAACTTATGCCACGCTTTGCAGCTGTTAATTCATAAGTCGGAAAGGCACGAACCCTAGAAGTTCTAGATTGAGACTCATGGGCTGGATGAGTCCAGTTTGATAAGCCAGGAATACTTGCTGGTAAATATGTTTTTGCTTCATTAGCAAGGGATTTAAGAGCAGGGCGAATTTCCTTGTTCATTTGCTTATACAGATCCGGCGAGAATTTGCGCAACGCTTTTAGAGTGCTATCTAAGCCTTCTATTGCGTTCGGCATTTTCTTCCTGAATCCTCGCTCTATCTTTTAAGACCGCCTTCATGCTTTTAAGCATGTCGGGATCCATCTCTAAAAAATACTGTGGCGCGATGCTAGTTGCTACAGATAGGGCTGCTATCTCATAGTGTCTAGTCTCGCGCGTTAGCCATTTGGGGAATCATCCACCAAAACTTCAACAAGCTGTAAAGTCTCTAGGAACTTTTCCCCAAAAGGTGGAACTGTCTCACCATTACGGCGTAAACATTCCCACGCAAGCCAATAAACATCTGATTGCTTTTCATTATCGCGAAAGGCTTTCATAAAGCCAACCTTGGCGTAATTCTCAAAAGCGTATTCGATCACCGGGGTTATGGTGTAATCTGCCACATCCCCGGAAGCCTTAGTGATGCGAAGTTTAAGCATTGGATCTCCTTTAGAAAGAACCTGTGTTTGTAATTGTTGTTACTGAGTTTACAGTAAAGGTTACGCTTTGGGTTGATAATTCTGAGACTTTACCATTGATGTCGGTTGTCTTATTAACCAAAATGCTCATTGAGTAAAGAGGGTTGGTTGCTGAGACTGCGGCAGTCTTATCTTGAAGCATAACCAAAGTAACTGTGGTTCCCCATGCAGCTTGTAATGTAGGAAGAACTGAAGCGGTTGCTTCATCATTGAAGAAATCGATTGTTACTGTTGATGCTTCTAGACCCTTAACGAAGCGGTGTGAGAGATCACCCATCGCTGAGACTTCTAGTTCATCAAAGTTACGAGTAAGGGTTACTGCTGATACATGGTCTGATAGATCAATGCTATTGATCTTAACGCCGACCTTATTATTTAGAAATACTGACATCTGTTGCTTCCTCTACTTTCTGGGCTGGTGCTGCTGACTTTGTTGCTGGTGCTTGGATTTGTCCAATCTTAATTAGAAAGGCCAAATCCTCTGGTGAGAAATCACTCATGATTAACTCCAACTGGTTAGGATAGATATGGACAATTCCGAAGCCAGCATTTGACCCTGATCGACGGGTAATGTCGATGGCGCGGTAAAATTGCCAAATCGGAAAACTAGATTTGATTCTGAAAGCTTCTTAAATACAGCCACTAGGAATGACTCAATACCAGCCAAATTTCCTTGGTTATCGAATAAAGGCACGATTGCACGAATACGAAAATTAGCCAATGGTGCGATAGATTCCCATGCATTATTGGTTGGTTCTAGATATGGATCGTCTGCATGGATCTCTACTGAATTCGCGGTAGGTGAGGCCGGTGGAAAGGAATAAACCGACCACACCCCCGGATTATCTAAGGCAGCCGCGATCGCTGAACGGAGCGATGTAATGGCGGTCATTAGCCAACCATTCCGCGTGGGCTTAGATATGGCGCAAGTAATCCTCTAACGCGAGCAATAAGAGTATTGCCCATGCGATATGGAGACATAGTTCCATCCGGAGATACACCACCAGCATTTGATTGCTGACGGCTCTGCCAAATATCAATAGCGACTTCGAGAGATGCTTCTCGAATTGCTGGTGTTACTGAGTAATCGATACCAGTAGCGGTTCCGACTGCTACTTTGCCATAAGGAATAATAAGATGATAATTCTCATCACTTGATGTTACTGAAAATTGAATAATAGAAAAACCATAAGGAAATTGTGAACGGCTATAAGGCCAGTATGGATACCAAGGCATCGATGAAGATCCGGCTGTCCAAGGGTAAGTTCCCGTAATTGTGTGTGTGCCGTTATATGGAGCGCCACAGTCTGAAATAGTTACGGATTGACCAGTAACAAAAGCTGGATTTGCGCTAATAACTACAAATGATGTGTTGGAGTAAGTTCCAACGCCTACTACTGGATATGAGTTAAACCAGAGTTGTCCTTTAACAATATCTTCAGCTGCTTGGCATGCTTGATCCAAGGTGCTGTCATCATAGAGAGAACCAATGCCAAGAGCAGAACGGAGTTCCGCTACTGTTACATAAGTTGCTGCCATTATTTCCTCTCTGATGGGATCATCCCCGGGGTAAGGCTTCTAAACCCCGGGGTGATCGAACTAGTTGCTTACGATAGGTTAAAGCGACGAACACCAGCAGGGATAAGCACCTTGCCAGCGCCGTATCCGTAGATAGCGGTCTGAACTGCCATGTTACCTACAGCATCAGCGACATGGTTCACGCTGAAGTAAGCTGTTGGTGATTCCCACCAGTAAACAGTTTCTGGAGCGATGATAAATGCTGATTCATCGACTAGACCAGAAGTAACATTCTTATCAACATAAAGATCAAGTCCTAGAACATTACCCTTGATTGATGTTGGAACAGATTGTCCGGCTGCGTTGTAAGGTGAGATCGCGTTGTAAATTGGGCGACCTGTTGTATCTACATAACCAAGAATTTGGCTCCACCAGTCGGTGTTGGTTACGATGTTTTGCGCGAAGTATGAAGAACCCTTATAAGCGTTTGGTGCTTCGGTTGATACATAGGAGATCAAGCCAGCGTTAGAAGCTGCGACACCTGCGGCTTGTGTTCCTTGTGCAGCAAGGATACCAACAAGTGCTGAGTCAGTTGCTAGGCGATATGCTCGCTCAAGTTGAATTGCGAGTTGATCGAAAAAGATTGGATCAGAACGCTCTAGAAGTTCCAAGGTGATGGTCTGTTGTCCAGCATACTTGCTGATTGATACTGACTCATAAGCAGAAGTCATTGGAGTATCTGAAGGTGCTGAGTTTTCACCTGTTGCAGCTACTGTTGGAGCAGTTGAAGATCCGCCACCTGCTGAAGTAACAAGTGATGGGATGTTCATGGTCATACCTGAAGCAGGTAGAGTTCCACGAGATACTGCATCGATCGCTGGGCGACCGAAGTTGGTGTTAGACACGAATTGTGTTAAATATTGAATTGGGTTGAAAGCAGGGTTTGTAGACATTGTATCTGAAGCTGTAATTGTTGGATCTTCAGAAGCTGCAATCCATGACTTTGATTCATCGTTTCCGAAAGATGCGCGAACTTTGTGTTCTACATACTTACCCATTGAGGTAATGCCATGACGAACGCGAGTTGTTCCATCTCCGTAAGATGCCTTGATTGTTGGGCGTGAGGCTTCTGCTGCGGGTGCTGCTGCTGCCTCAGTTGTTGCGGCTGATGTGGTTTCTTCCACAGTTGCCTCACTTTCTGGTTGGGTTTCGGTTTC